ATCTCTAAGTAATGAGTTTTCTTCTTTCATTTTTGAAAGCGTCTCATTAGCCTGCTTCCAATTATGATCTTGTGCGGATTCATAAGACCCATTCTCAGCGGCGACCTGAGTATTTTCGCCCGACATTTCGCCACCGTCGACATGGCTGCTTTCGACCGTTTGTTCTGCCATTTCTGGCTGTAATTCTTCTTCTTGCATTAGTACCCCTAAATGCAGTTTTTAAGCCTCTACGGCTTTTAATTTTCGTGTGTAGTCTAATTCGCCTTTACCATCTAAAGGCATATAGTTGTACATATCGGTATTCACGGTATCCGGAGGAAATACCATACTTTCTATCCTTCCCTGCTTCCAGTTCACATAAAAGTGAATGGTATTAGAGATTGGCTGTGGCTTTACATTAGTAGCTGTCCAGCCATTGCGGATAACATTGGCTAAATACATGTCCGGCTTTTGCTGGAAGATTAACCAAAATTCATCCCATCCCTGATCTTTTCTAACTTCCTTAATCTTCTCATGTAGCTCATTTGCGAAGATCTCATTGCTCATCTCTTCAATGAGGTTTCCTGCTTCAAAGGTCACTGGCTATCTCTGCCTCTTGTGTAATCGGTAATTGTGGTGTTGATTGCATTAATGGTTCAGTTGCATCGTAGTTGCCGGTAATGGCAACTTGCGCCATAGATCTTTGTGACGATTCCTGCACGTCTTCTTTGTTTTGTTGCCTCTGTGCCTCTTGCATTTTAAAGACCAGATCTAAGGTCTGTGACAAGAAGCGGATATCTTGCTCTTGAAGCTCCTTACCGGCTTTAATCTGCTCAAGTGTAGCTCTTGCTCTGTCTAGTTGTGACTGTGAGAGACGCTCCCTTGCCAATGCCTCATCTGCTACCATCCTTGATCGTCTCTCTGCCGCTAACGATAAATCGGAAACAATTTTGGAGTTTTGCAAGGCTTTTTGCATTTCCTCGGCCTCGGCAATTTTTACCTGCTGCTCCTGCGCTTGCGCTTGGCCTTCCTCGTAGTACTTCATCAGCTTGGACTTGTCAGCAATTGGCATCTCTTCAATCAAGAACTTGTCAGGGATTGGTATTCCGGCTGCTTTTGCCTGCAAGCCTTGGACATAAGCTAAATTGCGCTGTGAATCTGTAAGGTTTGTTTCTTTGACCACACAATCGTATTTGCCAAAGTTCTCTTCGAAAAATTCCTGTGTGGGGGCTTTGCCGATGATTCTTTCTACTTTTGTGGCATCCCAGTTCTTTTGCATGAGATTAATAATCTTTTGACCAAGGATCTTCTGTGATAAGTCTAGATTGTCAAAAAACTCACTAAGAGAAGTTGTTCCGCTTGCCTGACGCATCTTTATCGCTGTGCCGGATATTTGACCGCCTGCGTCTACAAGGCCGAGGTTTTCATCCGTAACACCTGTAATGCCGTTTATGTCCTGGTCTATCATCTGTGTATAGGCAAAAGTACCCTGCGGAATATCGCTAGGCACAATAGGCTGCAAGTCTTGCATCTGTGACTCTTTGCTCATCACAATTTGAACGCCTTGTCCGGTCTTGTATAAATCTTTGTTATTGACTACTGAGCCTTGCTTGTAAATCCAGCCGGTAGAAGCCTTGCTGTTAATCATATCAAGGATTTTAGAACGCTGACGGTTAAGATCTGTCTGCGGATCTCGCATACAGCGAACCACACCTTGAAGCTTATATGAGTAATCATCAAGTTCAGGTTCGTAGTAACCTACTACCGGAACAAAAGGATAGTCTTCACAGCCGGATGGCTGCTTGCCCGAATAGAGCAGATTGCCTTCAACGATGATATTAAGATCTACTTCACTTACTGAAATATCCTTGACCATGACAAATTCACCAAAGCGCATGACCAATGGCTGACCTGTAGGCATCATCACTTGGGCATTGTCATTTAAAAACGCATCGAGAGCTTTTTTGCTGCCTCTAAAGATTTTAGTTTCGCCTGAAAGCTTGTTTATTAAGAGCTTGGCCGGCCTTGTGACTTGCTTGTAATACTCGTCATAAGATAGCAAATTACCAACAGCTTTGTTTGAATAAGTCATATATTCGTACTTGCCGTCATTGCTGGCACTTTCTATTTTCATTACAGCCTTGCGCTCATCGGGTAGCAAAGCTCCAATTTGCTCTTTTGATAAAAAGCGTCTACGCATGATAAATCGGCAGTCTCTTAAATCGGCTGCGCCATTCCAGTATGGATCTATAAGAAAGGAGTTGTACGGCTCTCTTGATATGCAAATATCGCCATACTCATGGTCTTTACGGTAGTCTACCCAAGTTTCAAGCAAATTGAGACCTGTGATAACAGCACCCTTAAAAGCATTGGAAATTGTATGGTAGCCGTTTTGCGACTGCATATTCCATGTTAGAAGATCGGAAAAAATATCTGCGGTCTCTGTATCAGACCCCTCTTGTGGCTCGCAAGCTATCCCCAGCCTGTTACGCCTCTGAAAACCACAGATATTATTTACGACTCGCAGAATCTTGTTATAAACAAGCGCAGTCCTTCCCTGCCGTTGAAGATAGTTTTTTTCTTCTTCGGAATATTGACTGCCTGTGTAGAAAAGCAAATCTTTATTTGCTTGTTCGAGGTATTCCCACCATAGCGAGGACGCTTGACGGTATGCCTCTTCCCACTCACTGACAATGTTTTTATCAGTGTCTTTCATAAAGTGTACCCTAAGAGAATGTTGCGCTAATCACCTAAAGGCTTCTTCAAATATATACTTTACTATGCAATTTCCTGTAATATTTTTTTTAAATTAAACTCTCTTTCGATCGACTACACTTGACAAAGTCACGAGCATTAACCATTGCTTTTTAGGTGGATAGGTGCTAGAATCTTGGAGAATTTGGAGGATAAACCATGCCGTACGAATACCTTTACGAACTAGTCCAGCAAGTAAACCCTGCTGAATTATTCATCATCGGGATGATAGCCGGATGGAGTCATAATTCTTTAAAAAACGAGATAAAAAGCGTTAAAACAGAGCTTAAAGCCGATTTTAACAGAGAAACCAACTTTCTTAGAGGTGATATTGCCGAGCTTAGAAAGGAGCAAATACGCACCGGAGAAAGAGTAGCAAGGCTTGAAGGGCATTGCCATTTTAAAGAAGAGTTAGAGAGTTAAAACATGGAAGAATTCAAAATCTTTTAATGAGCAGCTAAAGTTACCTTTCCATATCATGCTTTAGGTCTATTACATCAAAATATCTCCATGCCTTTATCCTCTTATTTTTGATTGGCTTTCTTGCATCCCATTCTGAGCCTGTCCACCATGCAGGCTGTGTGCTGTCGTCTTCGTAAAGGATTTCTAAAAGCTCAAAAGGAACTGGATTTTTACGGTTTTTACGATCTAAAACTTTGCCTCTGTTCTTTCGATAAATCGGAACCGGTCGATTGCTGTTTGTCTCTATCCAAGGATATTTTTCAAAATTGCGCTTGTATTTCGACTTCCCACCCATCCTTAAAAATATCCTGTTGTGTGATTTGCGTTCATTTGGTAAATTTCTTCTGCGCTGACGCTAGTTTCTCCTTCGGAGAACATAGTGTACCCTAGGAGAAGGGTTTCCATCGCTTTTGTCCCATGAGAAGCCCAATTATGAAAGGGTTTGTCTGCATAAGTACCCCTCTTGTGGTCAAACTCTCTTTTATAGTTATCAAGAGCTTTGATTCCCTTTTCCGTTTTCTCTTCGTCAAACCATATCATAGGGATTGACTTTCGAATTAACTCTATGCCATCGGCCTGGCAAGCAATAGCTTTTGTAACGGTACATTGCAACCCATGCTCTTTTTCAAGAATCTCCTGCCTCGTAAACTTGTCTCGTCTCTCAAAACTTCTTCTGGCTGCATCGTGTGGCAAAAAATGCCTGTCGTAATAATAACCACGGTCATACGCATAGGATTTAATAATATTGGCATAGTGATATAGGCTCTCGTCATTGTTCTCGTAGTAGTCGATCATCCGCAAAAAGATCCCATGCTTTTGAGCAAACCATATCGCTGTAGCATCTGACAGCCCCAAGTCCCAGCCTGTACAAACCGGTAGGCTCTCGTCATAGGGAACTATTGTTATTTGCCCTCTAGCCCTGACTTTTCCCAAGATTGTGCTAAAATATCGACCCTCCTTCGTGCTTTTAAACGCCTCTTCGGGATAGGAAGGGAACTCCGCAAAAGTATCGTCACCGTTTTGCTCCCACTTCTTGACGTACCAGTTCTTTTGCTGCTGGCTTAGCGTGATTAGCTGCTTGTATTGCAGATCTTCAAAGTACTTTTGCAGGTCTTGCGGAATGTAAACTTTTTCATCTAAAAAATATGACGGCTCTTTCCACCAAGGAAAGAAAAAGAACTTGTAATCCATAGAGCTAAGGACGGCTTTTTGCTGCTCAAGCTTCTTTGCCATCTCGCAATACTCAAAAAACTTGCCCTCGTCACCCTTGGCCGTACTCTCTATAAAAACCGTTGAACCCTCGTGCAGAGTGTTTAAACAGCCTGTTACAATCTCCCTTGCCCTTTCGGGAAAGTGTGTGCTGATATATCCGAACTCCGAGATATGCAGACCTTGAAGAGTGCTAGAACGCACCGATGTAGCCACACGAATGGAAGAGCCGTTATTCCAAGCAAGCTTGTTAGCGGTCTTGCTCGTTTCCTTGAACGCCGACTTAAGATCGGGTCTGAGATTGTCCCATGCAAACCGTATCTTTTTCTCAAAGATCTCCTGTACGTCTGCCTTAGTTTGTGCAATGATTGCGCATTGCGTATTTGATCTGAAAAGTGCTTCATCTAATAACCATATGTCTATGAGTGTGGAAAATCCTAGCTGCCGAGCTTTGAGAATAACGTTTTTTTTATGTACCTTGTCAAAAAAATCTTCCTGAGCCTTTCGCATCTTGAAAGTAACAACCTGCCCATTTTCGTTTTGAATCCTGTACAGATTGTTCATTCTCCATTTTTTATCTTTGCATAGCTCAATCAATTTCTTCTTGCTGATCTCTTCCAGAATCTCCATTTTCTATGACCTCAACTTCTGCCTCTTCGATCTCTACAGTATTTCTTTGTGTGTCGACTTCCTTTAAAATCTGAGTCCATACCCCATCGCCTGAATGATGAACTTCCTTGGGCTTTTCTTCGTAGCCGATATGGTGACCGAGCTTGTCTAAAATATCTTTCAATAGTGCAATTGAAGGGATTTCGCCTTGCTCTTTGAGCTTCTTAGCTGGTGTTAGAGCTAGGTATTTAGCCCTTTCTAATGCTGCGTTGGCGATCTTGACTTTGATTGTATTAGGCATTTTTTCAAGCTTGTAATAGAAAACATGCTTATAAAAATAAGTATAGCTTAAACCCGAAAGGTCTGCTGCCCGGCCTATGTTGCCCGAAGTCTCTTCCAGATAGTCCAGCACTTGCTTCTTTGATAGCTTGACTCTTAGCCCACAGTCTTTTATTCCATGCCGTCCAAGCATTAGCTGCCATGTTTTGATTGACACGCCAGCAAGTAATGCTGCTTTAGTCTCATCGCCCTTGGCTTTCTTCATGAGCTCTTTGACTTGGCTCTTTGTAAAATCGCAAGCCTTGAGGTCTTTGTATCGCTCTAATGCTTTGATCTCTTCGTCTATCATTTCATTTTAGCCCCTGCAAAGCCTTTTAAAACTTTGCTGATCTGCTTTTTCAATGAAGCTGCGCTATCTGTGTCTACTTCAATCTTGATTGTCTCGGTCGGGTCAATTTCGGGTTCTACATTATCAATAATCGGGTCATAGCCTCCCAAGTCTTTAGGATCAAAGCCACAGTCAAGCACAAGCTCAGGATCAAAACAGTTTGCGATTATGTCATAGTCCCACTCTGCCGTTAGCTTGTTATCAAGTAAATTGATTCTTAAAAACTCTTCATCTGTTATCGGCCTTGAAGGGTACTTGACCAAGACTTTTGATACCTTGAACTCTTGCAAAGCTCGTTTGCGCTGGTGACCGCCTATAAGCCTTGAGTCTTGATCTACTATGAAGATTCCAAAATCTCCATTCTCTTCTAAGCTCTTGACTAGCGAATTGTAAAAATGATCGTCCGCTACCCTCGGATTATTTTCAAAAGGTATCAGGCTTTCAACGTCCCTTAGCTCAAACTTCCACTCAATCCCAAGTTCTTTTTTCAATTTTGCTCCCACTCTTTTTTTTGCGCCCGCATTGCTTCCGCACTTCTTTAGATGTCTTTAATCGCTTAAACTGACCGTTTTTTGGCCTTCCAGGCTTGTTTTTTAGAATAGGCTCTCTAATAGGCTCTTTCTTTAGTGCAGGCTCTTTCTTTTGCAATTGCTCAAGCTTGTTTGTATACGCTTCTGCTGTCCTATCACCAGCTTTTGCTATCTCAGGCCGTTTACTCTCTTCCTCTGTCTTCTGTCGCTCTTCTATCTCTTCTTGCGTCAAATCCCAGAATTGAACACTCATATTTTCCCAATGCTCAGCTACCCACAAGATCGGATCTGCTTTCTTTTCAACGTCATGTTTTGTAGCGTTTTGAATGAGTCGCAAAGCTTTGTAAAACTCTTGCGGATTATTGCAGCGCAAGCCTATAGTACTTAAGCCATAAACCACGCCCAAAGCGTGATATTTATCTTCAAAGGCCTCAATGAGCTTTTCAATAATCGCCTTAGCGTCATCAATATTTTTAATTTTTCGCATTTCCGCAAAGTCGAGCATGTTAACCCATTATTTGAATTGTTTTTTGATCGTCTGGCAAAATAATCTTTATAGCTTGTGGCGGCTCTTTGCCATGCTTAGAAAATATTTGAAGAAGAGGAGTTTCGTTTGTGTTGCAATCTGTAAAAGGCAAGAAATATTTTTCATTGATAGATTCTTTGCTATAAAACATTATTTCAACCAGCCTCTGCAAAATTTTAATTTCAAACTAAAACACTATAGGAATAATTTCGAAGTAACATAATGCAAATTATCAGATCCAAAAATTATTTGAATTTATTTCCAAATGTAAAGTATTTCAAAAAGATTTTAAGTAATTAATTTCTTCTTGAATCTCTTCAATTTCTTCCTTGATAGATTCAATCCATGTCATCAATTCAAATAATTGTTCTAGCTTTTCGCTTGAACCCTCAAAACTGCTAGCTAATTTTTTAATGTCAGATCTTGCCGTTTGTGACCCTTCAATTATTTCTTTTAAGTCTATGCTCAAGCTCTCAAAGAAAACCTTGTCATTCAACTTCTTTCTCTTTCACGACAAGCCCGACAAGTTCCGCAGTATCAAGTAAAATTGTTTCTTTGTCCGATAGCTCTAACTGTAAGTTCCCAACTTTTGGGACATGATATAAACTTAAAATTTCTTCTTTCGTGTGCTTGTCAGTTGTGACTTGTAAAGATCCACCATTTTTTAAGAATAAATTTACTTCTAGCATTAGCCTTTCCATATTATTAGTTTTATTGGGTACATTTCTTCTAAGATCTTTTTTTTAATCTTAAAAACTTCTGTCTCTATGCCCTTTGCGTCAATGAATTCAACTTCACCATTGCTGTAAAACACTTGAAAGTCGCAGCGATACTTCACACCCCCCGGCAGATCAAACGGCACTTGTCGCAAGTAAAATAAAACCTCGCCTTCACGCTTCATAAAGTCTAGCTTGGTCGCAAGCTTTGCTTCGAGCTTAGAGTCATAGCGAATAAAGTTTTTAGTAACAGCCTTGGCATTAAACTTATGTCGTAGTTTTTTCATTGTCAAAATGGCAGATCATCAAAAAGAGGGCTGTCGCTTAAAGTAGCTTGCGATTCTGGCTTTGACTCTGGCGCAGGCTCTGGAGTCTTCTTAAATTCTTCTTTAACAAGCTGCATTGCTTTTTCTTGGAAAGAGTCTCTAAACTTTTTTCCGAACCAAAAGTAATTTTTATATTCTCTTTCGCCTGTCTGTTTATTCTCGACTCTCTCGGACGGAAAAGACACAAAAGAAGCACCCGATTTTGTCTGTACTACAGTGCATTTACTCAAGTACAAGTCTATGCTTTCGATATGAAAGCCTACAAAAGCCTTTATATTGCTTTCTTTATCGGAATTTCTTTTGAAGTAAGTTATTTTTAGCACAAGACAGACCCGTAAATTAGAATAAAGAACACAGAAGCGGAAAAGAAGCCCAAGAGAAGCATGACGCCAATTTCAAACAGTTTGTTCTCTTTTTGCTCTCTTTTTTTGTTTATTACACTTTTTAAAAGATCCTGATGTGAGACGTATAAAAGTTCAAAGTCCTTTTTTATTTCTTGAAATTCTGCTTCCAGAAACTCAATTCGCTCTGTTTTCGTGAGCTTTGGTATATTTTCTTCAGGGCAAGCGATTTCTTCACTTTCAAAAAGCTTATTTTTGACTTCCATTTTAAAAACTTTCCTTTAAGTTTTTCGTAAGGTACAAGTTAGCGATCTTTTTTTTGAATGTAAAGTTTTTTTACAAAAAAAAACCCTCCAATCAAGGAGGGCAAACAATCAAAATTATGGATGATTTTTATACTTTGTAGGGGTCTTGCAAGAACGCAGTTTTCACTTTTTTTTGATATATTTGTAGACAACAATAACATTGCGTTAAATTCAATGCAAGAACTTTCAACAAAGAACAATTAAAGTATTTCTTATTGTAAACTACACTTTATTATATCTAGCTAGAATTACTAAAAGAAAAAGAAATGAATTAAAATAATTAGTCTTATTGCGTTAAACTCAATGCTTTGCTAAGCTATCGGCATAGTAACAAACAAAACAAAAAACAAAGGTGAAACAAATGGGCATTCAAATCTATGTAGCTTGCTTGAGGGCTTACAATAACGGTATTCTTCACGGCCGATGGATTAACGCAACACTAGGCGAAGACCATATTAAAGAAGAAGTAGAAGCTATGCTTAAAGAATCTCCCGAAGATGGCGAAGAGTGGGCTATTCACGATTATCAGGGCTTCGGAGAAATAACAATTCATGAATATCAAGATTTTCGCTCTATTGCTGACTTAGCCGAGGCAATTGAGGAACACGGAGAAATTATTACTCTTTTACATGACGAGCTATCAAACGATTCTATATCGGCAACAATTGAGCATTTTAAAGATTATTATTTAGGATCATACGAAAGTGAAACAGACTACGCTTTAGAATATTATGAGAACACAGGCCAAAAAGTTGATGATTTTATTTATTATCACATTGATTTCAGAGCTATGGGAAAAGATTTATTAACCGACTGCGTACATTTTTGGCATGATAATGAGTTACATGTATTTTGCGCTTAAACTTTATCCTAGCTCTTGAGCAATCAAGGGCTAGGCTATCGGTTTAAACAAAAGGTTATTATGAAAATATACGTTTATAAAACAACTCGCTTCGGGAGAGTAGACTACAAACCAGCTTGCACAATTAGCAGCTTGGTTTGCGAATGGCGAGATTCTGCGAGTTTAACGCCTAAAGATCTGCAATTCTTAAAGATCTTGGGCTATGAAGCAGTTGAAAAAGCAGTCGCCAAAAAAGATTGAAGAGGCTATTTTGTCTTGAAAGTCTTTAAAAAAAGACAAAAAAAAATGAGCGGTTTAGTCCTGAAAAACAAGCCGCTCATTCAAACAAAAGACCCTGAAAGGGCAAATAACTAACTAAACTTTAGCATAAGCCTAGATTTTAGTTAAGTTCTAAAGATTATTTTAATCTAATTCCTTTCAGGGTCTCCACTATTAACAATTAACTGGAGGCTCCGATCTTGCTTAGTTCAGAACACCACTCATTTGATGTATACCTTGCTGCCGAATACGGAATTCAAGAGGCTATAATGATACACCATTTTCAGCATTGGATAGGTGTTAATATGCGAAAAAAAAATGGGAAAAAGCAAAACTTCCGTAATGGGAAGTGGTGGACTTACGACACAATTGATAACATAGCAGCTCATTTTCCTTATTGGTCAAAAGATCAGGTAGTGACAATCATTGAAAGGCTTTGCAAGGGGAAATCTAGATTCGAAAAAACCAAAAAATTTGAACCAGTTTTGATTAAAGGTAACTTTAACAAAGTTAAATATGACAGAACCTTATGGTATGCTTTTGCTAATGAAGAAAAGTTTATTAAATTGCGTAACAACAATTCTGATATTGTGGAAACACACAATCGAAACTGCTCACCCACACCACCTATACCAGATACTAAACCAGATACTAAAACTAATACATGTTTTGTATCGGCCAAGGCCGATGCAGAAAAAGCAAGTCAAAAAGAAAAGAATTTTGACCTTGAATCAATCAAGGCTATTTGCAAGTCAAAGTATCCAAAAGCCTCAAAAGCTGAAATTGATTACGCAATTGAGCAGCTAGTCAATGCCGTCAAAGTCTCTAATCCCACTAAGTACGTCTTGGCCGTCTTGGCTAAACAATTCTCAAGCAAAGCGAATAAAAGAGCCAATTCTCTTTATGAGAAGTGCAAGGACTTCTTTGCTGGATTGAAAAAGATTGAAAGCTCTTACAATACATTCATTCCTAAAATTGAGTTCAAACAACTGATTTTTCAGGCTAGCGATGCAAAAAGGGAATTTAGCTTCGAGGATAATAATTTTAGAGAGTCTGTCCACTTCTTCCTGAATCGGTATGATTATGAGCTAGCTTCAAGGTTTCGGGACGCTTTTCTAGGAAACGATTATAACGCCTCTAATTTCATGCGAAAGCAAGGAATCAATCCAATGTTGCTTAAATGAAAAATAATCGAAATTTGAGCCGTTTCTGGCCTTTCTGGAGGATTTTAAAACATGGATTCAGATGAAAATGACAAATTGCAGCAAAAAGTTGTGATTTCAATGCAATATGAAGACGTTATTTATACCTATGCTCAAATTTACGCAATCATGGCGCAAGAAATGCCCGAAGCTACAACAGAGCAAGTCGATTACTGTATTGAGCAAGTGAGACAAAAAAAAGTATTTGACTTTGTATCTTACTTTAAAAGAATAATTATTAACCAAGTAAAGCAAAAGGCTAAAGATGCTAACCTTAAAAAAAGCACAAGAAAAGACAAGCGAAGCTATCTTTGCAAGTAATGAGGAAAGGGCAGCAAAAATTAAAATCGCATATCAGAGCCTAAACGGTCGATTAACTGAGGTTGATTTTTTAGGAGTCGAGGGAAGCAGAGACGAAAGCGGAGCTAGAACCGTGATTTTGAGAGAAGGCAATTGCAAGCGTTGCGGAGGACAGATGGGGTATCTTTTCCCCGAAGGTAAAGATTTTATGTTTAGCTGCTTTTCCTGCTTTGACCATGAAGTGCAAAATTCTAAAGAGATTGCTAACAAAATTTATATCGAAAAATTAGAGTCACCCCCTGAATTGGATTATGTTGCTAAGTTTAAATTAAACACTAGGCATTCTAATCCAAGCCTTGAAGCTTGGAGATTTTCTTCTTACATTAGCTTGGTGAAAAAATGGCTATTGGATTCAAAAGAAAGGAAACAAAAAGAGTTTTTAGTTTTTGTAGCACCTCAATTTGGAGGAAAGTCTTATTTTTGTGCTGCCTTGTTGAACTATCTGTCAAAAGAAAAGCGTCAAGGTGTGGAATTTAAAGTAGTTAATACATTGTTATCAGAATTAAAACAAGAAATGAACAAGAATTATCAATGGCTTTTAAATTGTAACAAAAATGCGGATTTTTTAATTCTTAATAAGCTTGGTGTTCATGGCACTAATGAATGGGCATTAGATACATTAACCGAGATTCTAGTGCACAGATATGACCATAGATTGCCAACAGTCATCACAACCCCGATTACAGAGCGTGATTCGGAACTCATATTTAATAAACATTTGGTAGGTTATGTTTATGGATCTCAAAATACTACCATAAAAAGCTCAGCATTAAAAGACCGGTAAAGATTAATTTCCCCGAAATCGCTGTTATAGGGAATAAAGAGGGGCTTTGATTGTCAAAGCCTTTCCTTTAATACCGTTTTTTGCTATACTTTTTCCAAATTTTGGAGGCTATAATGAAAACTATAGAACTTAAAATCAAAGACTTCCCAGCTAGTGAGCTTCACTATTTAAAACTTGCTGCTAAAAAATTAAATGTTGCTTTCGAGGAACTGGCTAAAGACGCAATCATAAATACAATTTTGCGCCTTGAAGATGATTGGATTGAAGAACAGATGCTTGAAGAGGATAGCGTCTACATTGCTCAAAAGGTCGATCAAGGCCAAGAAGAGATTTTCGCATTTGATGAAGTCCAAGAAGAGTTAATGGCATAATGGATCTTTGTTTAACCTATACAGCTAAAAATAAACTAAAAAAGATTCATCCTGAAGAGCGCAAAAAGCTTATTAGAGCTATTTCTTATTTAGCAGATGAGGCTAGGCCATTAGGCTATCGAAAAATGAGAGGCTACGGAATCGTGCATTATCGCATAAAAATAGGCTCTTGCAGAATCATTTACAGAATAGAAGCTAGTCACTTGCTTGTGCTTTGTGTAGAAGTTGGACATAGAGACAGTTTGTACGAAGAAAAAAGCCCCAAGTGAGGCACTTAAGGCTTCAAAAAGCAAACTTAAATTTAAGTTAGTCTTTTTGCCTATTAATCGCTATTGCTTATAAAAAAGATTACCATTTGACCTTATCTGCCCAGTAAGCAGCCGACATCTTACCTTTTGCAATGTTCTTGGCGTGTCGTGCTTTAAAGGCAGCTTGACGCTTTGTAGGTTGTTTGTCTCCTGTAACACCTTGTTGCCCGAACCTAATCGTTTTTATCTTATCGCCTTCTTTAGCAACTACTACGTGTGACTTGGTCTTGTGTCCCGGCGTGCGCTTTGGTTTGTTATAAGCAGATACACCTGCTCTTTCTAGTCTTGGATCTTTCTTGGCCATAATTTAATCTACCCTCAAGTTGTTTCTTGCCTTTCTATTTTGCTTTTACAGTACTCATTTTTTTTTGATATATTTTAGCAGGCTGTCCAGGCAGTCTTCATAAGTATCGTAAAATTCCAACAAGAGACAATCGCCTTCATAAAAAATTTCAATCAGGTAAATTGCTTCTGTTAAGTTTTCATCGTTGGCTTTTTTTACCCTAAGTGTACCGCCAAGTAAAGGCTCGTATAATCCCAGCAAATAGTATCCCTGATCTTCTACATTAAGCCATCCACCTTCTTCCTTAAGAGGATCTGTTTTAACTACTTTTGCATTATCGTTTTTAATTTTTGAGTAAATTTCCATGTTCCTAAAACATCCATACATGTTAAAATCTTTTATTTTAAATTTGGATTCATCTTATGAGACAAGCTTTTATAACATCAATTCTTTATTTTATATATCGGGTTTTAATGGATGAGGGAGACAATCCTTCTACCTATAAAAAAACAGGTCTGCTTTTTTTAACAGTCCTATTCATCAATAGCATTTTTGACTACATGGGGATATAATGAAAAAGTTAATTTGTTTTTTTCTTTTGATCTGTTTTTCTCTTCATGCTAGCCTAAGCGTCAGCGAAAGAAACGAAATTTTTGCTCAATGCGAATTAGAAACTCGAAAATCAATGAGACTTCTCGAAGAAGCCGATGAACATTTTAATAAAATACTTAATGTCCATGCGAGAGAAGTTTGCAAGAACGCTATTGCAGCAGCTTTTGCAACAATGCTTGCCAGTGGAAAAAAAGAAAGAGCAATAACAGCGATAGTTACCGTCATTGCTCAATTTGCTGTAAATGCTTGCGATCATTTTTGGGATGGCGTTGACTGCGTAAATGACGCAAAAGACCATGCCAAAAAAGCAGACGAACTTCAAGAAAGACTTTGGCGTGACCGTTGAGCGAGTGGCACAAAATTCGTTAAGTCTTTATTTGTCACTTGTCCGTTTGTAAGCTCTTCGATTTTTTTTGCTAATTTAGGCCTTGGCCAGCGTCTTTTAGTACATAGAGACCATAACGTAACTTTATCAATGCCTAAAATTCTAGCAATGGCGCACTTTTTATAGCCGTTAAGCTCTATCCAATCCTTAATTTCCATTTAAAAACTCCTGTTTTGCAAAAACTCTAATTGAACTCATTGTTAAACGCAACAAAAAGATTGCATTTAAAAAGCTGCGCTAGTACTCTCCTAGCCAAAAAAAGGATTTTCAGATGTCAGATGATGAATTTAAAGACTATTACAGAGTTACCGAAGTGCTGTCTAAATTTTCAGGATTAGACAAAATAGACCTTAGCGTTTTAGCCAATGCAGCAGAGCGAGGCACTCGCTGCCATAATTTTTGCGAGCTATACGCTAAAAATGAGCTTTTTGTTGAGATAGATCTCGATTGCAAGCCTTATGTAGATTCTTTTATTGAGTGGTTTGATCTAACAGTAGAGCGAGTTGAGTTTTTAGAAAAAAGACTATTCTGTGACGACTTAAGAATCACCGGCCAAATGGATATGCTGGCCTATCTAAAAGGAGATGAAAAGCCATCTCTAATCGATATCAAAACCCCTCAGACAGAATCAAAAACATGGCCTTTGCAGCTGGCAGCTTATCGGCATTTGATGGATGCTAACAGTATAGACTATAAAAATTCTTTCGTGTTGCAATTGAACAAATCGGGTAGCTCCGCTAAAATATTTGATTACACTTCGAGGTCTGAAAAAGATCTTGAATTGTTTAAAAATCTCCTTTCCGTACATCAATACTTTTCTCCGTTAAAATAATAGATTCAAACCTTTGTTTTTTTTGGCCATGTTTCATCGCATGGCCTTTTTTTTTATCTCCTAACAGTCTAATTTTAAATTCAAAATATGGCCTTTGTAAAAGTCTGCTTTTTTTTTTCTGCTAGCGAAGAACTTAACTTTTTCGTTGTGATAAAAACACCGATTTAGTATAGTTCTCTTTCTTTGCTTGAAAAAGCTTTGAACTTTACGCAACTTACAGTCAGCATTTTAGGGGTACAAAAATGAAGACATGCTCAGACTTTCGCAATGCCGCTTGGCAAGCGTCAAAAGATTGCAACTGGAAACTGGCAGCCAGACTGCTCAAAGAAGCAATCAAGGTTTATCCATTAGATATTAAACACTCTTCTTTAGCTGCTCGTGATTATCAAAATCTCTTAGAGCAAATTCGTATTTACGAGACTCAATCCGGATACAAAAAAGGCTCTCAAAAAGATGAGAGCCTAAAGGAAGCTATAGATGAAAAAAAACTATGAGATTACGCCTATGAGCGATTCATTCTATGACAGCTATTATAATTATGATTATCGCTGGCTCGAATGTTCGCATTGCAAGGAGTTATTTGATTCTGATAACAAATTTTTTGAATGTGGGCTAGATAAAAATTTAATTTTTTGCACGATGGCTTGTCGCAAGGAATGGATACTTGAAAACGCCCACGATTACATAGGGGTAAAACTATGATTGACTATATGGCATTAGCGCAACAACCGGACAATACCAGGCCAACATTTGAAATATCTGATAGAGAAAACGATGATCTTTTGAAACTTGAAAAGAATGTAAACCATATCGAGGCTACTGCTGAAAATTTTGCGGTAGCTAACAGAAATGCAGCAAAAACAGCCTTGGAAATGGCTTGCCAGTCCAGAAAACTTGGCAAGCGATTAGAAGAGCTTAGAAAGGAAATTGTACGGCCTCACATTGATTTTCAAAAGGCATTAAAGAAGCTAGTCGATGGCTACACCGACAAGCTCGAATCAATAGAGGGTTCCCTTGTCAAAAAGCTGTCCGACTACAGGAAAAACTCGGACGATTTTTCAAAGCTCGAATCCGATGAAGGCAATTTAAGCATAGACACGACCTTTGATTTTAAAATCTCGGACCCTAGCTCTATCCCTGCTGAATATCTAACAGTCGATAAAAAAGCAATCGAGGGCGCAATAAAGCGAGGAATACGCAATATTGCAGGGGTAGAGGTCATTGAAAGCGAGAAAATCAGTCTAAGGACTAAAAACTAAAACAAGGTAAACAAAATGAACGAATTTTCAGAGAACATTAACGAAATTGCTACTGCCCTTTCAAAGTTTCAGGGGCAAGTTGGCACTATTGAAAAAGACAAAGAAGTTAATATCAGGGCTAAATCAGGCTATAACATCAAATACAAGTATGCAGATCTTGCTACCATTATGACACAAATCAGAAAGCCTTTATCTGAAAACGGCCTTTGCGTATCTCATGGGATACAGACGCAAGAAAATCAAAGGAGGTTGTTAGTTACTACCGTTTTTCATAATTCCGGCCAATGGTTGCGCTCTTCTATGCTGATTGAGCAAACGAATGATGAGAAAAGCCTTGGCGCAAAAATCACCTATTACAGACGCTATGCGCTATCGTCTTTGCTAGGTATTGTAACAGATGACGATGTAGACGCAGATTTGCAAGGGGCAATTCAACAAGAGCCGGTTCAACCTGTCCAGACTGTCCAAACAAAACCTAAAGAAGTTGAGTTAAGTTTGGAAGCTTCGGAGTACTACCATAGCCAAAAAAACACACCACACTTCAAAAAATTTATTTGCCATTTGTTAAAAAAGTCCGGAAAGAGCGAGAATGAGCTTTTGAATGGTATCGCCAAAAGGCAAGAAGATTTTGAAAAGAGCCTGAAAGTTTTTGCCTATGAGCAATCATCCGGCTAAATCCGGCTAAATCCGACTAAAGGGGGGTTGTATGGACTATAATTTTCATCTAGAGGAGTTAGACTCCATACAATCCGCTAAAGTTGGCCGGTGGGATGGCTACAAACTAATGCTAAAATTCCAGTATCGGCAAGCAATGAACCTTTATGTTAAAGATCCCTTAGAGTTTCGAGCCCTGATTGAGGAAATGATAAAATTGCTTAAAGTGATGGAAGAAAAAACAAAAAAAAAGTAAAAAAAAGTCTCATGCACATTTGTTTCATTTTGTTTTTCCCTCTCTTCCTGGAGAGGGTTTTTTTTTGCCTTGGCTGGGGTATTTTGTGATTTTTAAATGAAATAAAAAAACCCGACTCCGAAAAGTCGGGAAGATCTCTAAGCTATCTACGAAAAATTATCAAATAAAAACATTTTGTTTTTATCGACAAAAGAGGTTCATTCTTTACTGCCGGGGGTCAAATCTACATCCATGCCGGTTTTTTTTTCAATTATTTCTTCTACAAGCTCTTCAAGCTCATTGTCATCTTCGAGTTTAAAAACCTTATTGGCTGTAACAGTCAAAATAGCTGCTCCTGCCAGGATAGATAAAATGGTAAGATATGTCATTTCTTTCACTATTTGATTTTTCCGACTCTTTTTTTAGGTGCTGCATTAACTTTAAATAAAGGCTTAGTTTCTGGCAAAATAATTTCTATAGTTTCTTTGTCAAAGCCCTTTTTTTTGAGTATATGGATTTTTTCTTGAAGCTCTTGGGTTTTTTTGGCTTTTTGTAGCTCTTTTTCTTTGGCTTCTAATTCTTGTTTTTGCAAGCATTCCTGCTCTTTTTCTTTAAGATATTTTGGGTCGTTTAGGTGTTCTTTGGCATAAGGCAGGACTTCTATAATTGCTATATCGCTTAGGCCGGCAGATTGCATTTTTTTTATTTTGTCTAATTGAGCTTGTTTTTCTTTTGCTTGTATCTCAGCATGTTCTTTTCGAGACTCTTCTTGCAGTGATAGATGGTCAGCAATTTGTCTTGGAGTCATCTCAATTTTTTTTCCGTTGACAATTCTATACATAATTTTATTCCTCGATTATCCTGCGTCCGTAAAGTTCTATACTTCCATCGGCAAAATTTCCTGAACTCCAATAAAATTTGATCCAGTTATAATCATTTGATGTTTTTGCAATCCAAGTCATCGAACACAAACCTTGATATCCAAAGCCGCTTTGATTAGCGCATTGTGTATGCCCTTTTAGATTAAATCTTGCAGAATTATTATTACAGTTAACTAAATAAACTTCGCCTTGAACACCATTGTAAGAATTGCCTACCAAGACTGCTAGCCAAGGTGTTGAGGTATTAGTTGTTCCTGACGGTGCTAAGCCACCAGTAGTATTAGCGGTATATCCATAACCGCCATAACCTGTAACGTCAGTAGAACCTCCATTAATAGAACCTCGAAAGTACAAAGCTACATTGTTTGTGACAGGTTTGATTGAATTTAATTTAAAATAAAACTCGTCATACTCTGCCGGTAGATCAAATTCAATAGTAGCCCCTGTTCCTGACCCATAAGAAACAAATTCCCATTCTAATTTTTTCTTTGGAGTTTTTGTTAAAATGCCATCTATGCCTTTTGACAGTGTTGTAAACGTCCAGGCATCGCTTGCACTCATTTGAGCGTTAAAGGAAGCAACTCTTACGCAGGCATTTCCAGCATAATTGGCCTCTGTTAGCGTTGAAAAGCAAAAAACGCTTTTGCGATTATCTGCTACTTTATCATCGCTTGCTCCAATATCTGCTGCTGCCGGTAAAACGCTCAGTTGTGGCTCTCTTCCAACAAAAAATAAAGGACTGGCATCACTATTATTTGCTGCTAAATAGATTGTAAATGTTACATCCTCATCAATAGCGTTTCCTGTATCGAATCCGAATAAATTATCGTCCATGTCGCTATCTGTAAGCGTTTGATTGCTTGTAAGAGTATGCAAAACAGGCTTTCCTGTTGTTACATTTGATAGCGTACAGACATATGCCGGATTTGTTGCCGATAAAGCGTTACCGTCACCGCCTTGAATTGTTATAACACCGCCGGATAGGGTCATAGACAGGTTTTCAACGTGACCGGGAACTAAGCGCATTGGCTCATTAGTTATCCCATTATTAACGATTACAGTATCAAATGTCGGCTCTGCAAGATCTAAGTCTCGATCCGGAGCTGTAATTGTCCGAGTAGTGCCAGTTGTAATCCCTGAAGCTTCAAAGGCAATTTCTTTTGTGTTGTCGGCATCATCAAGAATTCTAAAAGTATTATCGTAAACATCCGTAGCTGCCGGTATTGTCTGAAATGTTGGCAAAGCTCCTGCGCCATTTGACGTTAGCACCTGATTAGCTGTTCCGACACTTGCGATAGACTGCTGTGCGCCTGTGCCTGTGGTTCCACCGCAAAGAACCGCATAGGCTGTATGAGAAGCTCTTCCGCTTCCACCGCTGGCAACATTTAATGGAGTGCCGGTAAGTGTAAGCCCTGCAAAACTTGGGTTAGCGTCAGTAGTAAGATCTTGGTTGAGCAAAGAAGCTGCTTCAACAGTTAAATTTCCATGTAGAGCAAAAGTTCTGTCTGCGCCATTGACTGTATAATTAATAGTCCGGTTGGCACTGTCGTTTTCATTCCATACGAAATTTACGGTGTGTGAATCGTCCGTATCATAAAGCTTAAAAGCTCCTGTTGCGCTTAAATCGGTAAATGCGCCACTAGAAGGTGTTGTTCCACCAATGGCAGGAGGCTCTGCTAGTAGTGAACTTACGTTACCGGGAACTAAAGCTTTATTAGTAGCTGTTACAGCGATTGCTTCGGCATTGGTTGCGGTTTCTATCACACCTTTTTGAGCTGTAGTTGCGTCATTGGCTGTAACAATTACATTATTGCCGGTGCCGGCTGTTAAAATGCCTTGCGCTGCTGTACCGACAATACCAAGCACACCACCGCTTGAAGGTGTTGCGCTGCCGGCATCTGTGGAAAAACTCGCTCCGGTATATTGAAATAGCTTTACCCATGAAGTGATAAAGATGTAAACGGTATCCTCATCCTCAACTTCGCAAAAGGTTCCTTCTGTCGGGGTAAAGGCTACCCAAGTAGCTCCGTCATATTCGACAATGTCGCCCTGTAAAGCTCCATCCCAAGCGGCATTAGGGGCACCCGAACTATCCAGTATGTAGCGATCTCCGTTAACCTCAGTAGGAGGAGGGGCAGTTGAGGTGGCAATAGATTTAACACTGTCCTGAGCGTCTCCTAATTGGTTGTTTGATAGTTTGATCCATGTAGCGATTGAAGCTGTTACATCGGTTAGCAAATAGCCGGTATCCGAGCTTGTATCTATCCACAATGTTGGGACTGTATAGCTATTATCCGAGGTGTTGGGATTTCTGGAATCGCTGGTGTAGGTTAAAGACGAAATCGAGCCTGAAAGCTTGATCCAATCCGACCCATCGTAGATATAAAAGTCCGTAAGATCGTTGGAATAGCAGATTTGACCGGCTTGTGGCGTATAGTCTACCCAAGAGCTTCCGGTATATTCAACATATTCGTCATTTGTAGCCCCTATAGCCGTCCATCCTGCATCCACCGGTGTCTGATTACCTAAAATGTAGGAATCGCCGACAGAGGCCACAGGAGGAGCTAGAGAGGCATCGTAAAAATCGTCAAAGTTTCGGGGAAATGGAGTTTCGCCAAGATCTAACCAAGTGCCGGCCGAGCCATCATCCAAAATCAGAATGAAGCCCTTTTGCGAGCTGTCATTGACCCAAAGAGTCGGAACACCATAATTGGTGTCTGAAGGCAAAGGGTCTCTTGTTTTATGGACTGTATGAATTCCGATTAGACGTAGGATGTTCTCAGTTGCGGAAGGTTTATAGTTCGGCATCTGCTAACTCCTAGCTAAAAGTGTAATTACTATATGTCCTTTTATGGGCTTCTCCACCCGATGTATACGCTGTATAGCCTGTTGAATTGATGTTATTGCCATCAAGATCGGTAAGCTCAAAAGTTTTTGCTACGCTATTCCAGTTAGCGACTTTATAGAACTTGTCGTTAAGTTGGGTCATGCCCACTACACCGTCAATCTCTATAACATCACCATCCGCAATATCGTCTGCGTCACCTCCGGCATATGCCGTAGCGTCTACCGTAACAACTATCGGATTGGCTTTCGTAGCCCCGGTAATTGTCACTTGGTCACCATTATCATACACATGTAGAAAATCTGCTCTTCCATCTGCGTATTTAGTGGCAATTACATCACCTGCTGCATCGTAGGTGTTTTGCGCTATACGCCAACCGGCTACTGTTTCAGCAAGGCCGGCTTTTGCGTAAGCATTGATGGTAACATTTGAACCGCCTTCTTTTGAGAAGCGAGCCGACCAAAAGATCACTTGCTCGCTAAAAGGCTGGCCATTTGGATCAAGAATGATCTTGGGTCTGTAGTCTACAGCCATTTTTGACCCCCTTAAATTGATACTACTGAGTAGTAAGTGCGTACTACCAAGGTATTATCATTTGCAGCGTTTCCGGCTACTTCTCCACCGCCTAGGTTGTCTAGGACTAGAGCTTGGTTTTCAATGCCTGTGGCTGCGACAATCGCATCTGCTGCTGCTACTGCATTGGTGTAAGTGTCTGCTGTTTGGTCAATGAAGCCTGTACCCTCGATTTGTGTACAAACTTGAACGCCTGTATCATCAGTATATTTGATTCCAAAAGTGACACCACTTTCAGTAAATGCGTTAGTTCCACCGTAGTCTAGTTTTAAAAGTGCGCTATGGAACATCAAAGCTTTGCCGGCTCCGGGAGCTGCTACAAGATCAATTTGAGTGGCTGCAAGTGCTTTGACTTGTGCGCTTGTAAGAGTTACATCTGCGTAAAGAATTTTACCCTTAGCTTCAAGCACTTCATCGAGATTGTCGTACATGCCTTTGACAGATACGGCTCTGTCATCTCTAGTGCCTGCTTGAATTTGTGCGTCTGTGCCAAATTGCACAAGTCCGGCAGCTTTACGTGAAGCGATTTGTCTGCCTCTGTCAGCAGGATTTAAATCCATTTTAGCCATTTCATACCTCCCTCTTTGGTATTTCACGGTCTTTAAGACCGTTGCATGGTTTTAAAATAGATTTTATAGTTTTTGACTAAATGTTGCTAATTATTTTTTTTATATGGAATTTTATTCAATTTTTCCATAAGTTTTTTTTCTTTTATTTCATTACTTATGAGCTATTTATGTCTATTGTGTCTGTTAAAGTTGAAATTGAAGGTACTAAGCCTTTTCTGTATCACAAATTTAACATCGAAGAAATCTCTTCACTTTCAAAAATCAAAGAAGGTTCTGCCGGGAATAATCCATCTGAATGGCGAAAAACATTTCATTCAGTCGGAAAAAAATTATTCATCCCATCCGTTTATTTTTTTAGCTGCCTGCGTGATGGTTCGAAATACACCAAAGTGGGTAGAGGGACTATTCAAAAAACTCTCATGGCTGCTTTAAACATTGAAAGTGACAAATCCTTTATTGAAAACAGAGAATTACCGATTGAACCCCAATATTTAGTCAATGAAAGCCTGCCTTTTGATTCTTCCTTTGATCTTTATGTCGATGTTAGAGGTGTTATGAATCCAAATTCTAAAGGACGTAATGTTAGATACCGTTTAACGATGAATACAGGCTGGAAAACGTCATTTGTTTTTAACTATGATAACGAGCTAGTTTCTAAAGACCAGATGAAAAAAATTGTCCAAGATTCCGGAAAAATGATCGGGGTAGGAGACGCTTTAGCGTTGGGATACGGACGTTTTGCTGTAAATAGCTATGAAATTTTAAAAAGTTAAACAAAAACACGGCCAGGTTGGGCCAGGCTTGGCACGGCAGGGTGGGGCAAGGCAGGGCTAGGTGCGGTATGGCATGGCAAGGTATAAGTTTTTAAGAGGGTAAAAAGTTCATCAAAACAAGGCTGGGCAAGGTATGGCAAGGTCAGCTGGGGCAAGGCGTGGCGAGGTTTGGTATGGCATGGCAAGGTATAAGTTTTTAAGAGGATAACGAGTTAAACGAAGCGAACAGGGCAAGGCGTGGCAAGGCGTGGCTTGGTAGGGCGAGATTCGGTAAGGCTTGGCAAGGTATAAGTTTTTGTGAGGGTAAAGAGTTAAACTAGGCGTGGCAAGGTGGGGTGAGGCTGGGCAAGGTATGGCAGGGCCAGGCAACAACTCTTAATCCTCAATTCCAAGATCCTCAAGAGACAAATTCTCTTCTTGAGCAAATTTTCCAAGCTCTCTTAAAAGCTCAGCAATTAAAGGTGCTGCTTTCTCTAAAAATTTCTGAGGATTGCGTATTTTATTGTTTTTTGCCAAGTCAATCAGCAATTTAGAATAGTTTGGATTAGAAAAGATTTCTGATTGCATTTTTAAAAGGCGTGTTTTTGCAACAGGGCTGGCGATTAGTGGAAGAATAGAACCGCTAGAAACACTTGCGATTATTGATGTAATAGGAGCTAACATGTTTTCATAAGAAACCAATGTTGTGCCCGATCCTGAAAAGTTTCTAAATTTGTCCAGTGCTTCTCCAGCTTCTCCGGCAATTTTTTGAAGGTTTTCCAGGCTCTTGAATTGTTTTCCCCCCAACAAGTTCTTTAACCTTTTTTTTGTGGCTGCATCTTTAAAAACATTAGCTGCTTTTTTTAAACTGATATCTCCGGTTTTCGTGTAAAGCGGCTTTACAATAGCATACTCCACAAGCGTCTTCTTAAAATCATCTTTTAGGCTGTTGCTTTTCTCTAACAGATTGTCAAATTGACCGGCTAGTTCTTCGGAGTATCTGCCTTTCATTTTTGCGCTTGGCAAAACATCCATTAATTTATCGAATCTTTCAGGGATATCAGCATAAGATACAATCTTGTCATAGCGTTTGGTTTTAAGAAGTTTCGCAATTTCAGGTTCAGAGGTAATAGTCTTCGCAAGCTCTGCAAATCTTTTATTTGCCTCTCTTAGATTATTTCCGAACAATGAGGATTTGACAGGTTTCAAAGCATTTTCGATTTCTTTGCTAATTCCTAAAAGTGTTTTTGAAACACCTCCAAACTGCTCATAATTTATGATATTGTTAATATCTTTAAGAGTTTCTATAAGAGTATTAACAGATATTACACCGCCTTTTTCTGGAACTATCTTTTGAGTTAATTCTTTTTCTATTTCGATTAATTGATTGGCAAGTTTACGATCCAAGTCTGTGCCAAATTTCTTTTTCAAAAGCTCTTGTCTTTTTTTCAAAAAATCCGACAATTCTTCACTTGTAAAGCCATCTTTTTTAGCTAAAAACCTTTTATATTCTTTATGAAAAGTCTTGGCTCTGTCTGTATTAAAATCTTTCTCTAAAGCTTTTTGACCTTTAAGAAGATCTTTCGTCTCAGTTTTATTTAATTTT